AATACGTTCAGTCCTGGCTAGACGAGTAGTAAGATACTAGCTCTGGATCGGAGAAAGGGCTCCCCTCTTAGTCTAAACTTAAGAGAGGAGTTCCCTTACCCCTCGAAACCATCGAGGTTCCTTCCATGGAACCAAGGCTCCGCTTTCGCTCGGGATCCAGATCGAGGGGACCTAAGGAGTTTATCGGCAAACTGCTGACTGACTTCAAAGGCCTCCAAGTTCTTTTTCCAAAGCTTGAAAGAAGCCATGGACCTTGAAAGGGTCCGAGTCCATCGTTTCCCCTTCTTGGCGTCGCCGAAGAATGGGAGATTTGGAATCGTTACCCCTGCAAACTCTGCGAGCGTAGCCGCGAGTTCCAGCATAGGTCCATAGATGGACTCAGGATTAACGACAGGTGTCGTCCGAAATTTCGCCTTGGAGTCTTGGTACGACCTGGTACTATTATAGTCCAGATTGTACGAAGCACTCTTTTGGAGATCAAACGGCACTGCCTTCGGCAGTGAGATAACATCAATCCAAAGGGATAACCACTCGCCGAGTGGTACCTTTACATTGACGGAATCTACAACGTCCCTCTCATACATCCTGGGAGATAGAGGTGGTAAGCGTTTTACCATATCATCTGCTCTATCCCATAGTTTTAGTAATTTGGAAAGTATCACTCGATTAGTGTCGAAGACACAATATCGGTAATATGACCAGAAAACTGGACTACAGGGAGGGCAGTATGAGAGAACAAGGTCGTTATCTCGATGGAGCAAGACTTGCTCATCGATAATAGCTACACCTTGATCTATGGTAGAGCGGGCGACGTCTGGCACTCTAGGTAACTGGCCTATCAGGCCGGATATATAGTTTGCCAAGGGAGCATTTTGACCAAGGGGTGCCTCTCGAGAAGACCCAAGTTTGCCGGCAATGCTAGCATCCGTGGGTTCCTCGATATGCATCCAATGGAAAAGATTTTCCCCGCCTAGACGGCGCTGGAACTCTTCGAAAATCTTCTCGCGAAGATGATCTACCAAGCGCCGGCTCAGATTCCGGGCTAGAACACTATCAACCTTGATTTTGCGAATAATCGCAGAATCCTCGTTTGTGGTAACGTTTGTTATCCATTCGAGAACGGAAGATATACTCAAGTTTTCTCTATCAGTCTTTGACTGAAGAGGGTTGAGTAGACAATAGTGGACTAGTCTGAGGATCGACGAAGGTCGGCGCCCAGACATCTCCGGAGTGAGGACTATCCACTGTGCTGAAGTGACTGCCCTACGTAGTAAGGCAGAAACCTCTGTCAATGGTTTCCCTAGCCGTTGGAGAATCCTTTTGGCGAATTCTAACCGTTGAGTCCATGTAGAGCATGCTAGCTCCTCACGGAACGACAATGGTGAGATATCCCCCTCTGGGACATACCGCCGGTTAGCGAATTCAAAGCAATTCCGTTGGGAATGCAATGACTTCACTAATCCGATGGTAATAGAGAAATCGGCACACACTTCCTTGTAACCTGTAGAAACAGGTTCCGAAGAAGCAATGTCGACATCATCTCCTAAGACTAAGTAATCCTTGAACCACTCTTCCTTGTGAGTTGCCCGATAGTGAGCGAACTGCACTAGGCTATGGTGTACCAAGGCCATCGACGCCCAGGAGGATAGGGCCCCCATCGGTTGTCCGGTACCATACCGAACCACCTTTGGAACCTTATCTTCTGACTCATTAACTGGAAGGTAAAAGTCGCGGTCCGTGAGAATTGAAGCCCACAGATTCACTCTCTCCCTGGTGATACCAGGGTCCTCATCTTTCATCGAAAGAAAAGGAAGAAGCACCTCTTTATAAAGTGCTAACGGGATAGAATCTGTTGCTGTTTTCAAATCGAAAGACCAATGCGGACGAAGTCCACGTTGGAAGTATGCTTGAGTAACTCCATCCTGATCGAATGTTGCGTCATTAGACGATAACACTTTGAGTAGGGAGAAGAGATGCTCGTGCACAGGTTTGAGCGCAGCTTGGGTAAAATAATCACAGATCGCCACCACTCTTACTTTCCCAGCAGGTTCATCTATCGTGTGTAACCTACTTAAGATCGGCCTACCACGTCTTGAGGCAGGCGTTACCCGAGTAGCCATCAGAAGCGAATTAGCGGTGACCCCATGCGGATCAGTCTGATCCAACATGAGTTCCTCAGTAGAGAAGTTTTCTATACTGAGGGCCTCCACTAATTGCGCCATGAGGGCATCTCGGTGAAGCCTGAACCACTCCAGAACATAGTTCCGGGGTGCCGCATTCCATGCCTGTGCGTCTAAGACTGCACCAGTAATGGAAGGCCCTGAGACATTGGCACCGGCTGATCGAACAAGTAATCCAAATGCTGACTCATATTGAAATGGCGGCAGTTTGCCACCTTCAAAATGTTTTGAAATTAGTTTGGGGAAAATCTCCGAACAAAATTTCTGGTATTCAACAAACGTTTTGGAATTCTCGAGTACCGGGTGGGGACTTATGATTGACGATACATCGAGCTCCGGGTGCTTCGCATCCATAGCTCGGTATATATTTAATAGGGAGGCAATAACCCGTATTACGGGGAGATTGTTACTCCTTA